TCTGCTTGGTACGTGTATCCACTGTTATCTGCTCTTATTACGGTTCTCTTACCAATGACTTGTACACCAGTTAGACCGTTTCCAAGATTTTCGGCAGAGTCGATACCACGAATCCATGCTTTGTCACCTGTACGTAATCCATGACCTTCCATCATTACACGAACAATGTTACTACCAGAATCCATCACAAGAGGATCCTTTCCTAATGCCTTAGGCGGAACGTTAATGTTCTCGAAGATAGCGTTACCACTAGTCTTAAAGTTTGCAACATTAATTCGGAATGTCAAGTCAGTGTTACTTGCAGGTTCCCAATGTTGACTGTTCTGAGACTTGAAGAACACACCAGTTGCAGGTTGTTGTGAAATAAATGTCTGATTACCACCAACCGCATTTTCACCAACTGTTGCAACGTAAACGTTGTAATTGGTGTCGTTACTATCAGGAGTCAGTACAATCGCATATTCACCTCTTGACAAGTACTGTGGTGCATCAAAGGTAAACGTAGTACCATTTTTCAATACAGTCTTGTTAGTAGGATTGGACGGTACTAAGTTTATCTGACTTGGTTTCAGATGCGTTGAACATAGAGATTGACTAGACGAAGGTACACCTTGTACCGTAGGTCTGATCTCACATTTAACACCGTTAGCAGCATTAGAACTCTTAGACGCAAAGTATACTGTCACAGAAGTAACATTAAGTCCTGAAGTTTCCTCAACTGAGAAAGTCTGTGCAACTGGGTCATGGTGAATTAAACCCAGATCAGTGTGTCTAGCTTGACTTCGACCACCTCTAGTAGAGGCATTGTATCCTGCTCCTTGACTTCTACCCTCATCTTCTCGACTGATAAAGTTACTACCGCTCTGATTGTAGTAAGCACCGTATTCACCTTCATCAACTGCTTCATTAAGGTCTTCATCGGTATCGTAATTGTCACTACCTTTTGTAGTACCGCCAGGAGGTGTATCGTCTTCCTCGACTGCATCATGATCTGGTGGCTGGGTCTCAGTCTGATCAGAACGTTCGTATGTAATATCCTCAGAAACAAACTCTTCAGTAGTTTCTGTACCTGTTACGATTGTAGTAGTAGTGGAAGAAGATTTTACGTCTTCTGCAACTTCTTCTGTCACTACAGTATCAGTCCAAGTAGTTCTCTCTACCTCCATCTCACGATCAACGTCATAGGTAGTAGTACCAGTCACATGAAGTATTCGAGTGATGTAAACTTCATCTTCATACTCTTCAAGAGTACCCGCAGACACAAACAATGCTTTAGCGAATGACATAGCACCACCAGTATCAGCAGAGTTAACGTCAGTTAGCATGAACTCACGTTTACCAGTGGCGAATCGCATGAAGTTGTTATTCGGTACTTCGAATTGACCCTGAAGGATACCTTCAGCATCCGAAACTAAAGTAGTGTAACCCTGACTGTGTTCTTGTGTTGGCTTTTGAGTTCCATTACCATCTGCCTCAGTCGCACTATTCTCTACGTCTTTTGCAGACATAGTTTTGAAAGTTTGTGACCTACAGAAAGTACTAACGTTCGTATTGTCGAAGAACGGGAAGTACTGTGTATTTGGACGCAATCCAGTACACTTAAAGTTAATGTCGATAGATCTCATGAATGGAATTTCTACAAGTTCGACTACTTTTCTACCTACGACATCACGCAATGTGGATTCACTAGAGATACGGTTTACAGTATTTTCTGTAGTCGTAGTCGTAGTGATCTCCGCAATACCTTCATACTCATTTGTAGTAGTGATGGTTTTAGTCTGTTCGTAAGTAGATGTATTAGTAGTCCTTACTTTATCACGAGTTTCTGTAGTGACAATATCCCAAGTCTGATTAGTAACTTGATCAACACTCCATTGATAGTAGTAACCATTCCAGTTACCATACCATCCCCAGTATTGACCATTGTAGTAATGATAGTTCCAACCCTCGTACCAGTATCCCATGTAGTTCCACCAAGCGTCAATACGCTGGCGATCCACTTCACGAGTCTCTGTTTCACGTCCTACTTCTACTGTTGTAGTAGATAGCACTTCAACGTCAGTTACATGTCCAGTTTCAACCCATTCACCCAGAGAAACTGAAACATCGGTACCGATAAGAGTCGCACCTTTAGAATTATAGTCTACACTAGATGAAACACCAGAAATAAATGACTTAGCTTGGTCACCTACTTCTAATTCACTTGGGTCTATACCATACCACTCATTCTCGGAACTGTTCCAGTTCAACGATTTATCTAGGTCAAATTCTGTCTTAGTACCTAGAATCTGTTCACCCACAATTTCTTCTTCAAACCAGTTATCGACTTCTGGTGATAGTTTTAAATCACCCAAAGAAATAGGCACGTAGAAAGGTGCAAGGTTTTCTGTATTAGACGCAAGTTCTTGGTTAAGTGTATTGTGTGATCGTGACACATAATCCAACATTACGAAGTTGTCTTTCTTAACAGTACGTAATTGTTTAGAATTAGATGGGTCATAAGTTAGGTGAGTTTCACCTTGCTTAAATCGAGGTTTTAACGTCTTACCCTTGGCATTAATAGAAGCACGGTATTGAGGATTTCGTCTACCGTTGATTCGAGTTTGAGAATATGCATGGTTCTTAAAACTATCAACAAAGAATCCAGACTTAGTTCTGTCTAAACCATCTGAGTCTAGAACCTGCAGGAACTTAGTATTAAGTTCTAACAGAGATAGAACAGTCATCTCTTCTAAACGATCAATCTTATTCTCTAATGAATTGATGTCAGCCATTGTGTATCCCTTACGAGGGATCATGGTAGTCTTCAAGTCACGTGAATGTAGTGTATTTGGATTCAATCGTATCTTATACAGATCCATTGTATCTTCAGGGATCGCAGGGAACTTAGGATTAAGTGAAGGAGTACCTTGTATAACACGTAGTTCACCAGTGCGTGATACGACTAGTTTATCGTTACGTGGTAAATAGTATTCTGCAGTTGACTGAATAGTATCCGTAGGAACTGGAAGTGGAGGTACAACACCATTGGCAAATGAACCAGATCCATCGGTTGATGGACGTAGATCAATTACGTCTCGCAATGATGCTTGACCACCTTCAGGTAGATTTTGTGCAGGGATCTTTAAGTAGTCTAGTTGACCAGTATAAGAGTTGACTGCATAAAATTCACCACTAGGAGAATGATCGAAGTATTTGAATCGAACAAAGACCTCAGAAGCTTGTGCACTATCAAGACCACCACCACCCCATACTAATCGAGAATCATCGTAGTGGGTTAATCTAGTACCTGCATCGAAACTGAAGTATGGGAATAAGTCTTCACCATCAGAATCAACTGCACGTATTCTTGAAATTTCGTAAACGTCTGATTTACCAAGATTCAGTACGTCAATTCCTGGCCCTTCGTTTGATAGCAAACTAGTAACAGTGTCACTGGTAAGTGTCTTAGTTTTCACTGTTGCGTTTGTCTTTGTAACGAATAAGATTACTTCGTAAGCAGTGTTCTGAACTAACCCAGTGAAATTAACCTGAGAGTTTCCAACAGCAATATTTGCAGTTGCACCACTAGCAGGGAACTCAGTAGAAGAAGCGATAATGATATCTGCTTCACGAGTGAATGATTCACCTGCATCTGTAAGAGTTATGTTATAGGTTGTTTGACCGGCACCTGTCGTAAAGTTTTCTTTACGCATGAACGTCATCGAACAATTTGTGAAACTCTTAGGTCTCGGTAACGGTGTGTCGATCATCAATGCCGTTTTTCTTGGTTCGAAAAGACGGGTCTGTCCACCAGTTGCTAGAGGCACAAGGTTTACTAAGTCACTGTTTGCAACAGACTTAATAGACTTAACGTCCTCCAGAGTTTTAGTAAAATCTGTTCGGGCAATATTGAATAGGTGAACTTTATATTTTAAGTCACGCAAAAAGAATTCTTGTCGGAGACCTTCACCAGAGTATCTCTTACCATTCAGACCTTCGGTAATTGCTCTTACGTTAGCGAGTCCGATCTGTGATCCGGTACCGTCAAATCCACTGTAAAGTGTTACTGATTCTGCTTTATCAATATCCAACATTCCTTGACCACTGTCAAAGAAATAGAAGTTACCGTAATCAATACCAATTTGTTCGTCTTCATCGACAATGGTATCAACTGCCTTTCTGAGAGGTATAGACTGAGTGACCGTAGTGGATGCTCTGTGACCGTCAATATATGCAGTGCCGGGGTCGATCTTCATCATCAAGTAATCGGAACTGATATTTGCATTCGGATCAAATCGAAGTTTCCAGTACTTCTTAATGAAGTCCCCGTTAATTTCTTTGACACGAGTATTGACAAATTTCTTTATCTGGTTGTATCCGTCTGTAGACTTTACTTGTCTAATGACTCGACCAGATTGTACAGAACAGAAATAAACAAACGATTCACCAATCGCAAAGTCAGTTCGTTTGGTTAGAATCATTCGTATACGATATCGGTCTGCGCCAGGCGAAGCACGGTTGGGTGTTACGTTTTGGTTATCGTATAATGCCTCAGTATCGTTAACAGTAACAATATCTTGTACAAGTTTAAATCCAATATCAGCAGTTCTGAAGTTGGTGTACTTACCAAGGAATATAGTTTGTTTTGGTATGAAAACAAAGTGTCCATTTACATAGAAGGTAGACTCACCAACAGATATTGTACTACCGAAACCCAATGCAGGGTTCTCAGTCGTATCAGTTGACTGTGTTACCATGTTGATATCTGATCCGTTAGAGATCGTCTCGCCAGGCACCAGAGTGGCAGCAGTCTTAAATCTTGTTGACACAGACACACGAGTTGGGTTATCTAGGTACTGAATGTATAATGTATCTGGATCACCGTCTATGGCAGGTACCGCAAAAAGAACTTTAACTTTAAGTCCAGATGTAGCACCAGTTAACGTGACACCTTGCAATGCAGTAGGATCATCAAAAGCGTTGTTTAAATCAGATTGAATCTTGAAGAAGGCATATGCATTGTTAACAGATACACCACCCGCAGAAACGGGTACACCATCTTTTTGGAAGATGTTGTCGGCAAACCTAGAGATTTCTTTCTGCAGAATCGTCTGCATCTGTGTAAGTTCACGTGCCTGTAGTGCACGTCCTGCATTAAACAGAATTCGATGATAACCGTCAGAATCATTATAATCGTCTTTATACGAAGATCTAAAGGTTTGTTCAGTGAACGTATTAGCCATTTCTTATTCCTAGATAGTAATTACTATTTTCAAGTCTTCGGTTTGATCGTTCGACCTAGTGACTGCAGATCTGTTATCAATATATAGCATATCTCCAGAGAAGGGATCGAATTCCCCTGCAACCAAACTCGTTATATTTCCGTTAATGTTAGAGTTACCTAACACTTGAATCTCTTCTCCATTCTCGAAGGGAATAAATCCAGTTGTAACATTTTGATGATACCAGATTGAATCTGAATCATTGGTGTCGTTGATGATACCAACCGCACCAGATGTCTGACCTTGTATCTGAGATTTCTGTACAGTAGCCTTGACAAATCCAGATCCATCGTGTATAATCTTTTTGAGTGCGAGAGCAGAAGCAGTAGTAATGTTTGTACCTTCTGCACTATCAACTTTAGGGTTACGCAGTAACAATACTTGACGGAAGATCTCATCACCAGTGATGAAGTCATCGTTCTCTCTACCGTCTGGTTTAGAGTTAAACATAACACCACTTGCTTTCAAATCAATAATAGGATTCGAACCAATACCCTTGGGGTTTGGTGTTAGAATTGCACGACCAGTACATGAGTCACCACCACCACCTGTTATGACGATGTTTGCGTAGTTGTATTCAGATCCGTAGTAAGAATTCCCTGAGTTACCTGCAGAATCTTCTTTTACTCGAATGTCTACAATAGATTCACCTGCACGGACTGCGTATGCTTGTGCACCTGTACCGTCACCTATGATTTCTACTTTTGGTGCCGAGGTATAACCTGATCCGGCATTAGTCACACGGTAACTTAGAATCTGTCCACGTACTGCATTGTTTTGTACAATCTCTTGTTGCAAGTCTTCTGCAGGAGAATCGGAGTCAGTAAATGCAACATACTGTACTGGTTGATACTGCGAAGACAAGAACTTATCGGCACGTAGTGCACCGATAGAATATAAGAACTTCCATGTGTAACCATCCGAAGTACGGAATGGGGATCCTTCAGTATTACCTCTAGGAGATACTGTAGATAATTGTGATGTACCGTCTTGTCGTTTACCTTGTTCAAGACATATGTAAACTTCGTTGTTGTCATTGATAACATAGAAAGGATTCTCTGGGAACCCAACATCGTTGTCATCAAATGCAGAATAGATGAGGTTTGCAACCCAAGTTCTTCGTGGAATTACGTAAGACAAATCCTCAATCAATTTGATAGACTGCATAGAATTACGTGCAGTTCGGACATCCGCAAAACTATTAGTCGGTACTGCAGGAATATCAGAATCGTTCCAATCTTCTGCTCTACCAATAGCTGCGTAGTATCTCACATTGTCAGAGTCACGGAAATCATCAAAGAGATCATCCAAGACTTGTTTTTTAAATTTGTCTGAAATTATTGGCATCTATCTATCCTAAGTATTTAATGTTGCGCCTATATTGTTTATCACAATCCATTGGTCAGCGAACCATCCTAATGTCACCGCAGAGTTCTGAGGCATTGTTATACTTGCGTATGCCGCAAGGTTGTTTGTAGTTTCGTTAACCGTCTGGGTACCATTACCCTTGTTCACGAGATACTTAATCTCACCATTTTGACCAGTCGTTCCATCTGAAAGAGTTATTGTACCCAGCGATGGATTGTTAAATAGTGTCACTGGAAAATTAGAACTGGTTGCACCACCATTATTTAGTCCTTGTGTAGAGAGGACTAATCGTGAATCTACCTGTACACCACCATTACCCGTACCCCTCAATGATAGAGAAGAACTAGATTGTCCGGCAGCCTGTACGAATACTGGTTGTCCACTAGTGGAGTTTTTAATCCTTACAAAGTTTACTGCGTTCGCAGAATCTTGGAACTGCAGTAACTCGTTACCCGCACTGTCAAGAATATCCTTACCAATGATAGGTCTGTTTATAACAGGACTCATCAATGTCTTATTCTTAAGCACTGCAGCGTGGTCATTGAAAACAAATGTATCACTGTCTGTTAACAGAGGAAGAGTGATTTCCCTATCTGCTGGTAACTCATTAACCGCAAGAACATATCGATGATTAGAATTTGTGTCGTTGATACTAGGAGTAGAGATGATAGGACTCAAGATAGTCTTATTAGACAAGGTTTGTGTTGCAGAGTCCATGACCAATGCACCGTCATAGTTCGGAATACGAACTTCACGATCCGCAGTCGGGTCATCGGAACGCAATCTAAGTTGGAAGTTATTTGCAGATCTTCCTTCAAATACAATTGCATCCGAATCGAAATCCATCAAAGACATCAATGCTTGACCGTCACCTAGTTTGGTGTAGATCTCATCAAAGTTCTGTTGGATTTTCAGAGTCGCAGTACGGAGTGTATCGCCCGTACCATCGTTTGCGATTGTTCCTCTGTTTAGTATCTGTTTAGTCATTCTCTTTACCTAAAGGTTTCATAGTTCTATTTATACTAGTATTGACCATCAATTAAGTTTCTTAGTGACAATTCTGAATCTGAGTCACCAACTGGGGTTAAGCCACCACCAAACTGTAAGTTGTCCGAATCAATACGATTTATTGTTGGATTCCAATCGAATCTCTCCTGATCGATTGTCTCTGTACTTGAGATGTCGAATCCGGTAGTACCTGTACGTGCATTCCAAACATCTGAATCTTCTCCGATAGGAGTACTTCCAGTGAAGATACTTGTTCCATCTGAATCATCATCCAACGTTGGTGAGTTGGGTGACAAGAACTCACCCATACTTGAGTATAATCTGTCTAGTTGATCAACTGTCAAATCACCTACGTCATTAAGATCGTTACCCGTAAAGGCCGGATAATCTGAAGATGGTGATCTACCACCACGTCCAGATCCCATAATCATACGGAACTGGATGCGGTCACCTGTAGTATCTGTTGGATTATTGATATCAAACAATGCAGTATGTTGTGCAAATCCTCTCTCATCAAAGTCTGCAGTACCTTCCAATACGATTGGTGGTTTGATCGCTTCGCCTGGGTCGAACTGTAATTCTTCAAACGATCCAGTACCTACGATCTGAGTCAGACCTCCAAGATACATCCCCGCAGGGTGGACTAACAACTTATACGCATCCCTCCACTGTGCAACTGATAATTCTGAACGGATCTGAATTGCATATGTTTGATACAGTTTATTGTCCGTTAAATACCTAGCAGACTCCGCACCAACTTTAGATTCGTTCAACTTAAATATATATTGTTTCGTATAGACCACATCTGGCTCTATAGAAAAAAAGGTCTTAAAGAACTGACGGATACTATATCGGGTACCCTTGGTTCTGTAGAGATAACTAGAGTACTGCACTGCAGTACGTTTGTCATCAAACCCCTGAAAGTAATTCTGTCCCAGTAGATAGTCATCTTCGAAGTATTGAAGAAGATCTCTATCTGTCTGAGTAATATCTCTCGTTTCAAAAACATTATTTAGGAAACGATTAAGTGATTCATCCTGTTCTTGAAGTTCAAAATACTTCTTCAGAAAGGTTACAAACTTAGGGTATTCCTGCAATACAACAGAAGGAAGAAGAGAATCAATCTGTTGTTCTCTTACATTTAAATCCCTTCGGATTGTATCCTTTAATGTCTTGTCTGTATGACTGATCATTTAGTTACTCGCAGTTGTCCTGAGTCCTTTAGCACTTAACCTTGTATTGTCGTATTGCAATATGTACTCTCTTTGTGGTACAATAGCACTTGCATTCGCAGGTACACAGGATAACTTAATTATTTTACTTTCGTCTGATTTAAAACCTTTCAAATCTACCCTACCCGAAGAGGGGGTATAGTATCCTACATTATCACCGCCTGGCGCAACTTCACCAGTCGAAATCTCAATGATCTGTAATCTAGTACCACTAGTTAATGAACTCCGTGCGGATACAGACACCGTACCAGACGTTTGTGCAGTATTGGTTGCGGTAACTAATCCAGTTGCGGTTACTGTTTCTACGACATCTTTCGTGACAACTGGTCTACCGTAAATATCGTAGGTAACTCTACTAGTCGATAATGTAGCTGTTGCAACTGGTTTGACTAACTCATTTCGAATCTTACAGTTCGCACCATTAAATTTAAAGGTTGAACTTTCAATGATTATTTCTTTATCATCTGGATTAGCAATAGGTACAGGGAAACTAAACGCAAAGTCCTGTTCTACACCAGAAGATGGTTGGAACCTTTGTTGCATCTTGATATCTGCACGAGAAGAAAGAATTGCATTACTAACTTCATCGACATCTGCAATCATTTGTGACCTACGGAATGCTTGACCAAACTTACCAACATTCGAAGAGAAATAATTGGTCATTGTATTCCTTACTTTTTCTTGCAACGCATTGATTGACAAGTTAGTATAATCTGGGTTATACTGGAAGAATACATTTGCCTCAATAAAAGTCTTAATAGGATCTGTATACTTCAGATCAAAAGACGCAATAGACAACTGGTCTACTAAGGTATGGATATCTTCCTTAGTCTGATTAATGATAGTCTGAGACACATCTGGTTTAAATTCAATTGACAGGAACGCAACACCATATTCTGGTTCTAGGTTATCCTCTCCACCCCACGCAATGATATCTCTGATCAGTGGCCCATATGTTCTCATAACAAGATTACCGTAGTCTACGTGTGTAACCATACGGTTCTGAGTTGCATATCGGAAAGGGGCATTCCTTCTTATGGAATTAAGTTTCTCTTTATCGGAACCACCAACAGACTTACTTGTTGATGAAACAATAGGCAACCTTTCAAGACCAATACCACTAGGTGGTTCAGTTACTTCTACAGTATTAATAGGTTCAAATATCTTTGCACCATTTGCGTTCGCACCATCTACTGAAAGATACTCTACTGTGATCTTAGCACCCGCTTTTGGTACTGCACCCAATGTAGATCCATTACCAAATGTTAGTTCGAAGAATCCGTTCGGTGCTTCTTTGAGAATATATGCAGGAGTTGTTGCAGTGATATTAGTTGCGGTTTCTAGATTTACATAGGTAGTAAAGTCTGGTGATGTAGCACTCTCGAAGATTTTTACAACTGCAGTCGATCTATCCATGTTCTCATCTGGGATAATATACAACATTTCCTCACCATCACCACCGGCAAAGAATGTCTTAGTACGAGCAATACCCTCATAGATAGGAATGTTTCTGTCACCATTCAGAGTCTTGAATTCGAAGAAGTTGTTACCGTCATTATTGCCTTCGATAAGTTCCTGAGTCTGGAAGATATATGTTGCGTCTCCTACAGATGCATTAAATTTATAACCAGATGCAATCTGTAACTTCTCAGGTACGTTAGCCTGTGACTCACCCAAGTTAAACGATATATTGACTCTTGCTTGAGATGCAGTTTTTGATGCAGGAATATATCCCAGTGTTTCTGCATGGGATACTACACTGGATCGTAGCTGTGCAGTATTTAGGAATGACTCGTTCAATGCAAAGTTTGCAGTCAATCCATTAATGTGTGTGTTGTAGGCAAGTACATCCAACAGGTTAGCAATACCAGATGCCTCAAAATCAAAATCAGCAAACTCTTTTTGCTGTTCCATATAAGTCTTCAGATTATTCTTTATCGATGTAAAGTCTAATGCCGAGGAAGTAATAGTGGTTGTTTGTGCCATTATCGTAACCTATTTAATTGTGTTGTAAATTCTACCGACTCATTGGAGTTGACTATGGAGAACACTACAGTGATATCTAATGTGTTATTGCCTTCATCGAAGTCTGTATGAACCTGAAGGCGTTTCGGATCTATTCTTGGTTCAAAAGTTTTTATGTTCTGTTTGATTGCGTATTCGATTTCACCTGTAGTTCTTCGATCTCCCAACTCAAACAAATACTGTTGAAGATTTGCACCATGATACGGAGAGAAAGGTCTCTCTGTACGATTCGTCATCAACAACAGTTTCAATGCCTGTTTAACTGCGGAAAGAGAATGTTTCTTGTACACGTCACCAGACCCTTTCGCAGTAAACGAAAGATCAAGATCTATATACTCACGGTTCTTGGTAGTCTTGACTGTAGTAGTCTTTCCTAACCCACCATCTTCTATTGAAAAGGCACGTGCCATTCTAAGTTCCTGTAATTATCTTATTCTATTTATACTATTTTTCTAAGACTTCTATAAGTTCATTTGCACTTAAAAGGTGACCATTGTACATTGACTGCACATTCATTCCGAAACTCACGTCAAATGATTCCGGAACTTCCGGCATTGTCACTGCGATTTGTCCGTTAATCGCACCCGTAGGATCCCACTTGTCATATTCGAGTGACAACATATCGTAATTCACATAGTCTTTCCAATACTCTGCAACATCGAATGTTCTTTCCAAATCAACAGTCCCGTCCTCATCGATCACTTTGTAGACTACGAGTTGTCCATCTTGTTTCTTTTTGTTGTCCCCTGATATCAGTTTTTCGTTATCACCAAATCCTTCTTCAGGGCCACCACGATAGATACCTTCGACAATAATAAGTCTCACGTCTTTAAAGTGATCAGTATTACCATTGATTGATCGGAATAGCTCTGCATGTAGATATAGATTACGTGCAAGTTGTTTTAGTGCATCCTCATCGTTTCTATATTTTTCGACAGTAGATATACTACATGGGTTACCTGAACCACCAAAAAACTTGGACAAGGAAACGCCAGGCGCAAGTTTAGTCGAACCAGTTATCTTCTCTGCGAAGTTGGGGTTAAATTTTTGATCGGGTACTATAATCATCTAATTCTCTTACCTCTATTGTTCACTGAATTACCCAGAGCATTGTATCCGTACCTTGGACTACGTTCCCCACCTTTCGCAACACGTCCGATTTGTGGTGGTTGTGTAGATTTCCAATCTGCAGCCAGTTTCCCGTCAGCGACCAATTGGTCGATTACTTTAACTTCGTACTGATTAATATGTTCACGATTAGTCTCATCTCTCATGGTAGATCTAATCTCATTGATAGTTGGATGTTTCTCATACAGACCACCATAGTCATCACGCAACAATAGTGTGTTACGCATCTCATCCTCTTCATCAATAACGATGGGTTTGATCGAATGGAATCCAGTCATCAATAGACTTGCAACCGCATCTGATCTTGGTACAGGTTTGACTGGTGCAGGGGTCTCTTGTTTTTCAATTGCCTGTAACCAATCATTGATCTGATCTTTTACTGTCGGACTTGGTTGGCCAGGCGAAGTAGATGATGCGACTGTTGCAGTATTTGCTTTACCTGCATCCGAAGCATAGTCTGCAAACTGTGCATGGTTTGCACTGTAGGAACGAATTGCTTCGGTTGACTGTCCATGGAATGATCCATAGAATGCAGCACCGGAGTAGAACGGAACATCTCCCAGTGGCCCCATGTACACTGGCCCTGTGAACTCAACTGCTTCACCACCAATGAGACCTTTCATGGCAACAATAGACAGTTCCGTTGATTGAATGTTTGCATTGAGTGCAGACATGGTGAGTGCTTCTTCTGCAGATATTTGGAAATAGTTCGCAGTGAACAGTTCCATCTGGGCACCCACATTGACCTTATTATATCCCTTGACAATATTATCTTGGTTACCCAATACAACATCGACCTTGTGTTCGAGAGTCTTGTTTGTTGCGGTACCCTTTGTCTCATACTTGGTATTCGATCCTACTACAGTCTCTATGTTCTTACGGATATTGTTGAACGAATTACCCTGTATGTTTAGATTGTAGTCACCCCCAACGTTGACATTATAGTCACCATGGACATCTAGATTAAGATCTCCTTGATAGTGCATCTTACCATTACCTTCGATGATAATGGTTTGATCACCACCCGTGACCTCCACCTTGTTTTTCAATGCAGAGATAACAACGGATCCATCTGCACGTACTTCTACACCCGCACCCTTACGGTGTTTGATAAGAATACGTTCACCGCCAGGCGTGTCATCATATGATATAATATGACCGGAAGGTGTTTCCTTCACTTGGTTGAACGGGAAACGAGATGGTTCTTGATCTTCTAGATCTAGACTGGTACCTTCTACACCACCCCCAAGATAGAGATCCTCTACCTTGAGTCCACGTGCAGAACGATTTATCGAAGATCCGTAATAGTATTCCTTCTTGGGATACTCTCCAGTAGGATCTTGAAATCCGTCAATAGGTACACCTTCTGTGTTTTCAACAGCTTCGTTTGAACCTAATTCTGTTTTTTTAATAGTTGTTGTCATACTGGTTTCTTCGTTACCAAGTCAGCGAGAGATACCGAAGCATCTGCCAATGGGTTTTCGTAAACAGATTTTTTACCAAACAGATTCTCTACATAAGCGATCACATCAAAGTATGGATCTGGAGATTCAGGGTCTATGTCACTATGACCAAGTACTTGACCGCCTGGCACCATTCGGTAGAAGACCTCTAAAAATGATTCTAGTGTTTTCATCTGCGTTTGAGTATAAGAGGATGCAGACAAATTTAAAGAAGGTTCCGGTGATTCAGTAGATACGTTTATACCACCAACTAAACATATGTCAATACAATTCTGTTTATGTCCATTGATTGCACTTGCATCGCCTGGCGTGTCCAAAGGTTTACCTCTCTGTAGTCTTCCATCTCTACGAATCACATAGTGATATTGAATACCATCATGTCCGGCTTCGTTGTGTCTGAGATGAATTTCTTCAGAACCTATGTTTACGTTTGTGTAAGTATCAGAGGCATGAATAACTACTTCGGATGTCTCTCTTGTTTTCAATACAAACTCTAGTCCCAGTTCTTCTTTAGAATCTACATGTTGGAAATTCTCTGTCTCTGCACCAAGATAGTACTTGACTAGATCTGCAAGATCAGTATCTTCGGTATAGAAGTCACCTACTTTCGCAACGATTGATCCAGAGATTGTGGTATCAATGGAGTCCAATGCAGTTGAAATTGGCCCACCGTCAGCAAGGTTCGAGTTGACCTTATTTATTTCATCTTGAGGAAGACCCGCTTCTTTTGCTTTTTTCGCAATCTTCGACTGTAGATCTTTTTGATTTTCTATCGTATCGTCATCGATATCTGCAATTATATTACGCATTTCGGGAGACAGAGATTCATCTGCGCCCAAAAGTTTCTTTGCAGCTTTACCTATATTTACGTCACCACCTGTTAAGACATCATTGATGACAGAACTAAGAATGTCTTTCGGTAAGTTAACGCCAGGCAGTGCACTCGTTAATAAGTTACCAACACTACCAGTTATATCTTCGAATAGATCTTGGACACCACCAAAACCAGTATCAATGTCTGGTAGTATATTGTCAAGGAAGTCCTCTGTCTCATCGATGATGTCATCAATAATTCCACCGATACCTCCGGCAAGATTACCGATACCGTCCGTAATACTACTGACAATTCCACCAACACTAATGTCAGATCCTATACTAGTTAGACTACCCGCAGCGGCTGCCGCACCCAATGCGGCCGCATTGCCGAGTTCCTCAACTGCCGATATACCTGTCAATAGATCAGTGGTTGCAGAG